TGACTTCACAATTGTCCTTAACTTAATTACCGAGCCTGAAAAAGTCAACAGCTACCAGAAACGCACAGATCGCACAATTTAGTTTTTGTGTAAGTAAAATCTCACCCACATACACGCGTTAACTAACAACACATACAATTACAGCAATCCGAAGAAGTCTGCAAAGGCCTACAAACTAATCAATTAAACCAACTGACAAAAGAACTAAAATCAATTGATTGACTATATGCTTAAACTATTAAGATGAAGTCACATAAACTCTTCAAATATTCTTTCCTAAAAGAACAAATCTCAACCAACATAGTTGAGGAATCCCCAAGTACCTGAATTACTACCAGAGGTATTAATTTGCCAAGTACCAGGTTGTGGTAATCGTAGCCAATGAAAAGAAAAATCATCGCCAGCTGCTTTAAAGCGAAAATAATTTGCTGTTTCATCGGCATACTGCACAGTTCGCATAAAATATCCAGAATTGCCAACAGTTTCATATAAGGCTGGAGAATACCACGGGACTTCAAAGGAAACCGAACCATCTGAAGTATTACCAAATGCCACACCTTGAAAAGGAGTTCCTGCATTAACAGAGCCACCAGTAGTAACCATGACGGCCGGGTAACCGGATGATGTTTGGGGCTGTATAATTTTAAACCGCACGCTACCTCTCCAAAATCTGAATAAAAACGACCACTTATCTACCCCTTGCCAAGCAATGGAGCTAGCATTTGTATCACGCATTAATTGAAAGTTAGCATCTGCACTAAGTGCACTCATTGGAACATATTGGTGCAACCAATCCCTAAGAGTTAAAATTTCCTCACCAATCACTAAACCCTTGGGATCATATAACTCTCCACCACCCATAAGTGCAGGAAATTCCGTGGTCTTAAAGTATGAACGAATTTCATAACTATTAGGTTCGCACTCCAAATATGTCTCACATGAGGAAGGAATGAAATTATTATCAATTGGACAATAAACCATAGCATCAGGACCACCAGCTTTCCAAACAGAAATTTGAATTGGTATTGTTGTGGCACCAGACTGAGAAGACCAAGAAAGAACTTGGACATAGACGTTGAAAACCAATTCAGAGGTAACACAAGTAGTGAGTGCTTCAGGGTGTGGATATTCGACACTGAAAGGAAAATCAATATCCCCTGTGACCGTGACAAATTCATGCTGACATGCATTATAATCCGCTGTTATCTCATCACTTACATAAATAACAAATCGCGCAACTTGGAAGCTAGATGCAGTGAATTGAAACAGAAATTTGTGTGATCCTTTCCAATACATTGTGTTCAACTTCAAAATGTCAAAAAAACAAGGTTCAGAATCTACACCAGTAGTAGCCACTTGTAGTGATGTACTATTGGCCAACCAAGCACTATTTGAAACTAAGCAGGGAGTCTGTATAATATGAGATAAATTCATCTCATCAACACCAATACCACCGACAACAGGCTCCGTAGTAATACGGTTGTTGGGATCACAAGCCAATTTCATTGATGTATCAATACCAGATCCTTGATTGAGATTAAAGTGTGGATTAATAGACATAACTGATCCTCCTTGAACAGTAGTAGGTTTATCCAAACCAAATTTCTTTGCCATACCAGATGCATAACCGGTGAGTTTAGAAGTTGCAGCAGCATAAGTACCAATACCTGGAACGGCACTCAACATGCCTGAAATATCAGAAACTTTGCCAAGTGTGCTGGAAATTGAATTATTCTTTGCTTTAACATCAGCTTCCTTAAGAACTGAACTACAAGCAATATAATCGGTCGATAACTCTTCAACTTTACCGCGTAATTGCAAAATTTCCCGACGTAGTTCTCGAATAAGATCAAGTTCAGATTTCTTCTCCTTATCTTCTTTTTCCTTAGTTTCACCAATAAAAGTATTCTTATATTGCCTAACAACAGGTTTTCTGACCGTGGGACCAACTGTGATATCAATTGGCATTGACAATTTAGCGTTGATAAACTGTCCTGATACTGTCATTGTAGCTGATTGCGCTGTACCATCAGATGATCTAAGAGGAGCCAAAACGTAAACGAAGAATCGACAAATTTCACCATTTCCAAACTTACGTAAACTCATCGCTCTGCGACCGTTAGTAAACTTGTGCACACAAGACACTGTTGAATTGGCAGACAAAGAAACGGTCCAACAAGGGGATCCGGAAGCTTCAAAATAATTACCAAAATTGGGTTGTGTAATCAAAGTTGTAGAATTGATTGGATAAAAAGTTTGAAGTGGCATAATTGAAATGAGTAACTTACCAGACAATTCCATTTGCGCTGTGGATCTAAGTGTAAGTTGGATATCCCCTTTAAACATAAGAAAATCGGCTATATTATCTGAAATATAGGGTTTGCCAAACAAGATTCCGGGAAAATCATATGTAGCTAACAATGCACCAACACCAGCTGAAGATGGGACTGACAAATCATCGATGATATACATTCTATCCAAAGAATTATCTTTGTCAAATGACTTCATATTCATAGTATCATGCACTGTCAAATCTGTGACTGCCGCACTTCCAATTGCTGTTTCACTAGAGTCAGCGAAACCACCTAGTTGATCCACTTGTGTAGTACCAGGTTCTTTGACCTGACGAAAAACCTCATTGTCACCAACTGGATTAACAACAGAAGCAGCACCCAAATCTGCTGAGTTGGGCTCACAATCCATGTACTCAGTAGTATAAGAGTGATCATATAATGAATATGGTGGAGATTCACCTTCATAAATCAAACTAAACCAATCTGCATAACTTATGCGCATAGAACAGCAAGTATCATAAATATCTGGCATGTGTTTCTTAACTGCTTCAAGGATTAAAGAAGATTTTTCATAATACACTTGAGGAGTGTGATGCGATAACTCCATAAATGCATTACGAACATTTTGTGGAATGACTTGATAAGGGTCATTCTGTCCTTTAATCCAATACAAAGATTGCAAAATAACATCAACATCTAAAGGACATCTGGTAATTGCATTATTTCGATATTTGGCGAATTTTCGACCAAGAAAAGAAACAGTGCGAATATTATCATCATCATGGTTTTCGCTTTTAGACCAATGAACGATCTTAATTCCAAAACGTCTCATATAATGTTCTGCAATGTCTTCAACCTTAATACCAAACTTACCAAAAATTTTGATGTAATTATCATCACCATACACTTTATAGAAAAACTCGGTGTTGCGCAATTTAAGATCCATCATAAGAATGGTTTTGTCGACAATATATCGACACATACTGTTGCACCAAACAGTATTCCAGGCTCCAGATTTAACGCCAAAAGTCTGGAAGATCAC